TTGGGTTGATTGTAATTAATCTCAGTGGGTGCGGTCGTTTCACGCGTGAAACTTTGACGTATAGTAAGAAAGGCGGAGCCGCGTTAGCAACTGACCTCGGTGAAATGATGCTGAACTTCGGTAAGGGTCTAGGAGCGGCTGAATCTTTTGAAGGTGGATTACTACCACTTAGTGGGATGGGTTCAATGGCTAGTGACCAGCTCGCACATGGAGGTAGTGAGGTCATTACGATGGATAAGGTTCGTGAGATCGCTGGCCAATACGGATATACGATTGAATAAGGAGAATGAAACAATGTATATATACGGAAAAAAAGATGATAAGAGATTTGTGATCGGCATTTCTGCTAAAGAAAATATTAAAGATGCAATTTGTGATTTGAGCCTTAGAGGGTATACTTTACAGTATGCTGATTTATGTGAGGCTAATTTACGTGAGGCTAATTTACGTGAGGCTAATTTACGAGAGGCTAATTTACAGAGAGCCGATTTACGGGATGCTGATTTATGGAGCGCTGATTTACGGGACGTTGATTTACGAAGTGCTGATTTACGGTGGGCTAATAGTTTACGGTGGGCTAATTTACGGGGAGCTGATTTACGGGGAGCTGGTTTGCGGTGGGTGAATTTGCGAGGTGCTGATTTACGGTGGACCGATTTACGAGACGCTGATTTACGAAAGGCTGACTTGCAGTATGCTGATTTGCGATATGCTAATTTACGGGGTGCTAATTTACGGAGAGCTAATTTATGGAGCGCTAATTTACAGGGCGCTGATTTACGGGACGATAATTTATGGAGCGCTAATTTACGGGACGCTAATTTACGGGACGCTAATTTACGGAGCGCTAATTTACGGGACGCTAATTTACGAAATGCTAATTTACGGCGGACCGATTTACGAGACGCTGATTTACGAAAGGCTGATTTACGGTGGACCGATTTACGCGATGCTGATTTACGCGATGCTGATTTACGTGATGCTGATTTACAGTGGGCTGATTTACGGCAGGCTGGTTTACTAGACGCTGATTTACGAAATGCTAATTTACGGTGGGCTAAAAGATAAACGTCTGATGTACAAGGAGAAATAAAGTGTTGATGTACAAGGAGAAATAAAATGTTGATGATTCAAGGTGTAGAATTAACTGAAGATGAACACTATCTTGCACCAGTTACATATGTGCCGGTACATGCGCATGGAGATCTTTCGCATGAAGATTGTGAATTAGGTGTGATTATTCGGTGGAATAAGTATCATGTTTTCGTGTTGTATTGTAAAACAAGAGCAGTACAAGCCACCAGCCCGTACGATTTAGTATGGGGCTAGTACAATTAAAGTAATGAAAGGATGTTGTATGAAAACTGTTCTGTTATTCATAATTGTTATATTGTTTTTTACAGTCTTAGTTGATAGCTGCAGCTCGGCAGAGATCACTGATCAATTTTTGTACGGACTTGCCTGGGTTGAAAGTAGTAATAATCATAACGTGAAGCCCGGTGATGGTGGACGCTCGCATGGATTACTACAAGAGCAGAACATTTATCGCCGTGAAGCTAATCGGATTAAAGGATATTATCTGTTTAGCTTTGAAGACATTAAACGATCACCTGAAGCACAGAAAGAATGCGCTAGGATCGTGCTAGAATTCTGGAGTAAGTATCACAGGGTAATAGATCTACCTGAGATAGTTTCGCTGCATCGATGCCCAAATACTAAATGGAACCGTAGAAGGATGCACACTGCACATGAGCAAAGACGCACTAAAACGTTTTGGCAACACTATAGCAGTAAACATTGAGTGTTCATAAATACATGTAAAATGATCTTAATACTCCTTAGGATAGGCGGTTAATTGTCTCTGTTGCACTAGCCCGCGTTTCGATTAACCGCCACTTTTTAAATCTACAAGGAAGTTATACCGCCACTTTTTAAATCTACAAGGAAGTTATACCGCTACTTTTTAAATCTACAAGGAAGTTATACCGCTACTTTTTAAATCTACAAGGAAGTTATACCGCTACTTTTTAAATCTACAAGGAAGTTATACCGATACTTTTTAAATCTACAAGAGGTTTATCTCAATAAATGGGCGCAGATTATTGTTTGAAATCAAAAATAAACCTTTAACCACTTAGTTAACGGTCTGTGCACACTTTTGGTAACTGATAATGTAATGTCCAACCAACTGATTATACAACCCCAAATATATAGTCCTATCTGCCTGTATACCCTACTAATACCCTTTATTATATATATATATATATACAACGGGTTTTTTAGGATATAAGTGTATATATAGTAATAAGTTACAAATTTGTAACAGAGATAGAGATAGCTTTTTGAGTTGTATGGGTAGCTGGTCCAACATTACATTATCAGTTACCAACCGTTTTTCAGAAAACGAGTTAAACTACTTGGTTTAAAAATGAGATGTTAAAATAGGTAAAGAGCAATGCGTAAAGATAAAATGAGCAAGCTTTTTAGAGATGCAAGAAAAACACTGGAGATGAAAAACTCATCAAGCGTAACGCTCAAAAAAGATTGGAATGAGACGTGGGTTGAGTACACTAAGAGAGGTCGAGTGTATAGGCGACAAGCTTTACTAGACTACTATGTGCCGCATAGAAAGTGTCCAATTTGTGAAAAAGTTAAAGTGAAATCGAAGCAATGGATATTGATTGTGAAACAACGCAAAAAGTTCACGAAGCATAAATGTATCTGTAAAAGTTGTTGGATGGTTATTAGAAATAAGGAGATAGAACGATGAACTCAATTTACCAAGCAATTGTTCTTGTACTAGGTGTAGTAGCTGTGGTATGTCTTTCAGCTGCGGTAAAAACACATAATCAAAGAAAAAGTAGAGAAAGGACTAAAGCGTATCAAGAATCTATTCAAACTCAAGTAGTCAATGATTTACAACACCGTAAAGACCTTTATGCACTTGATAGGAGTTTTCATGAAATCGGTGTAAGAGAAAACAAAACATTTTGTGTTAACGGAGCCAAGGTCGTCGTTATATCAGAACATATAAAAAGTTTCACTGAAAAAGAAACGGTGAACTTCGCTTTACTTTATTTACTTAAAAACATTAATCTTAGCATAGATCCAAATCTGTATAATGAGATACAAAATAAGTTACTTCCGAAGCAAGTAAAGTAAAGGAACAAACTATGTTTAAGTTAGTTGACAAACGTTACCAATTAAATGAGTTCGCTTTAGTTAAATCTCGAGAAGAGTTGAAAGTATCTCGTAGTCAATTCGCATTTAAATGTAATTGGAGTTACCAATATCAATGGAGGCTTGAATCAGGTAAGTATGAAACAATAAGTGAAGCTACTAAAAATGTTATAGAGGGTACGTTAAATGAAAATCGTATGTAAAAATTGTAAGTGTTTCGATCATGCAACTAACACATGTGCATTAAACAATGATTATATAAGTAAGCCTAATAAGGTCATATGCAAAGCTCATCAAGATTGGCCGTATGCGCCTGACGGTAAAAGGAGACCAGCGAAATGAAAGTATTTGAATGTTTATGCGGCAATGTGCCTCAAGGCCGTTGTAGTAAAGTTACAATAGGTAATGGATCGATGTGTAAGGTGTATTGGGTTGAGTGTGAATGCGGTATGCGCACTACACATTTTGAGGACTACGACATTACAGGAGAAAGATGTATGTTGAGTGCTATTCGCATTTGGAATAGAGATAGGGAGTTAGTAAGATGAAAACATCATTAAGTCTTGAGTTTGATATTGAGTCTATTGTAAAAGTTCAGTGTAATAACACTTCGTGTATCTATCACTTAGATAGAGAAGGGTATAACTGCTGCAAATTAAAGTATATCGAAATCTCTAATGAAGGTGAATGTAACCAAGCGACTAGTCAAGAATAAAGCTTTAACCGACTAGTTAAAAAATAACAATGTACATTTCGGTTAAATTAGTGTATAATTCATATCAGAATAAGGAGTAGATATAATGTCAGGTGCTCCACCCGATGGGCATAAAAATCAATGCCAAGCGAAGTCACAACGAACTAGAGTACGATGTAAAAGATGGGCGTTACGTGGAGCTAATAATTGTCAATTCCATGGCGGTCGTAGAGCTGCGGCATTGTACTGTAAAACAGGAAGGAGAAAATTGCCAAGCTTTTATTCAAAATATTTAGGACCTAAACTTTCAGACAAAGTTAAAGAGCTTTTAGATGTACCGCATGATGAACAAGTTAGTCTATATCAAGAACTTGCGATTGCTCGTGCCAATGCTTGCGAAGCTTTAAAACTTGCACAGCCATTATACAATGACGATGCTACTAGTAAATTGACTCCTGAGTTAAGGAGCTTAATGATAAGCACGCTTCGAGACGCAATGAGCAATGTAAAAGATTTGGTACTTGCAGCATCGAAACTTGAAAAAGAAGCAGGCGACAAAGTAAGTATAAAGGTTATCAATTTGATAGTTATGCAAATCATAATGGCTATTAATGATGTATGCGGTACAGAGAACGTGGTAATCGCTGAAGCAATAGCAAGAGCAATTGATGAAAGAGTTCGGCTACCATTAAATGATAAGCTTAACCCAACGATCAAAGTAAACTTATTACCAGCGGCTGATTAAAGCACCTTAAAGCACTTTACCCTAACATAGTATACTATAATGAAATTAATCATTAGTATATTAGGTAAGACGCTTGATAACATTAGATATACAATGCCCTGACCATTTAAAAACAGTCTTCGATGAGAGGCCGTTTTTAGAAGTAGATAGCGATGAGCGCAATGTGACTCGTGATACACTACTTTTATGGGCAGCATCTTCGAAAAGCGCTTTATGGTTAAGCGAACATCCCAACGACGCACGTGAAGCATTAGCTGAACGTTTTCAAATCTACCCACGAATTAGTTTTAATCATATCACTTTCACAAAGCCTAGTGAATTAACTAGCACAGTTTTCCAGAAGAGTGTCATTGAGTGTAGTGATTTCGATGTAAGAAAACTACACTCTAAGCAGATACGCGTTATAAAACAGACTAATTCACATACCGCGATCGATACTCTTGGGTTACCGCTAGATGAGCGTATTCAATTGCTTACAGAATTACGCCTTGGGAGTACTGTACAGTATGATGAGTATGAATTAATAGCGAGTATTACGAGGGAAAGCTACTTCCAATTCATCAAAGAATTTTGGGGAGAGATCATTCAAGAAACGCCCGTATGGAATTGGCATATTCCGTTTATCGCAGGCGAACTACAAAAGGTGGCTAAACGGGTATTCAACGGCCAAAAGCGTGAGTATGACTTGATCATTAACATCCCACCAGGAACTACAAAATCTACGATGTGTTCAAGAATGTTTTCACCCTGGATATGGACCAATATGCCATCAGCTAAGATTCTTGGTGGAGCGTACTCTGGAGCATTAGCAGCGAACCTATCTCGTAAAGCTAAAGATCTTGTAGTTTCAGATAAATACCTGCGTGCATTTCCTAGTATTAAACTTAAAAAGGATATGCAAGCTAAATCACACTTCGAAAACACTCAAGATGGTAGCCGTTACAGCTTCGGTATACAAGGCACTGTAACAGGTATGCATGCACACTTTATAAACATTGATGATCCCCTTAATCCCGAAAGAGCTATTAGTGAAGTCGAACTAAATAAAGCCAACCGTGTAATGTCTGAAACGTTGTTTACCCGTAAGGTCGATAAAGAGATCACAGTGACATCACTTATCATGCAGCGACTTCATCAAAATGACTGCACGCAGCATATGTTAGATACTTACGAAAAAGTAAAAGTTATATGTTTACCTGATCGTCTTGATGATAACGTTCAACCTGAGCGCGTAAAGCAGTTTTATGTCGGTGGTTTGCTTGACCCTATTAGATTAAATGAGAGTGTTCTTAAGTCAAATGAAAAGGCATTAGGCACCTTTAGTTACGCCGGTCAATTTAGTCAACGGCCAGTGCCTCGCGGTGGTGCAATGTTTAAACCTCTTCGGATTGTGGTCGATGCACGCCCACTAAATAGATACTTCCAGCAACGAGTTAGGTATTGGGATAAGGCCGGTACACAAGGTGGCGGGTGTTATACCGCAGGTGTCGAAATGGGTATACATAATAATGATAGCATATGGATACTTGATGTTATACGCGGGCAGTGGGGAATGGATGAGCGTGAAGCTGCGATAAAAGCTGCTGCAAAGCTTGATGGTCGTGAATGTAACGTATGGGTCGAGCAAGAACCTGGTAGTGGCGGAAAAGATTCAGCGTTTTATACGATTAAAAATCTAAGGGGGTATCATGTTCAAGCTGACAAAGTTGGAAGCAGTGATGGAAACAAAGTAATGCGGGCCGGTCCTTTTGCAGACCAAGTAAATATCGGAAATGTGTTTATGGTTAAAGCTGAATGGAACAAATCATTCATTGATGAACATACTTATTTTCCTGCAAGTAAGTACAAAGATCAAGTGGATGCTGCATCAGGTGCGTTTAACAAATTAACTGTTGGCGAAATTGAAGTTGGAGCGTTGTAATGGCACAAGCAAAAGTTCAACGATTAACGCAACGCGAAGTATTTAACGCTGAACAGATGCACATTGAAAATGCATACACAATGCGGCGTGAAATCATCAACAAACTTCTTGATGACAGTCGAGACATCGATCTTGAATGTGGTTATCCTACTAATATTGATATTACTGATTATCAAAAGATGTTTGAACGTAATGGTGTTGGCCAACGTGTTATCAGATTATGGCCTGAAGAGTGTTGGAACGTATTACCAGAGATTAATGAGGACAGCACAAGTGATGATACAAAATTTGAAAAAGTGTGGAGTGAGTTAAATAAGAAGTTTAAATTCTATAACAATTTAGCACTACTTGATATGTTAACGGGCATCGGTCGGTTTGGTGCGATGTTATTCGGAATTAATGATAACAAACCGCTGCACGAACCGATAGAAGGGTTTGATGAAGTAACAGGTGAAGTAAAATCACCCGGTAGTTATGAGTTAATGTATCTTAAACCTTTGAGTGAAAGTATCATAACTGTTAAAGAGTATGAAAGTAGTACTCAATCACCCCGGTATAGGATGCCAACTAAATACGCATTTTCTTCAACGAACATTGATGGGCAGTCTACATCTACCGAAGAATCGATTCATTGGACTAGAGTGCTTCATGTTATTGATAACAAAACTACAAGTGAGGTGTTTGGTGAACCTCGATTAAAACCAGTTTATAATTATGTTCTTGATATCAAGAAGGTTATTGGTAGTAGTGCTGAAATGTTTTGGAAAGGTGGCTTTCCTGGATATGCATTCGAAGTAGATAAAGAGCGAAGCAAAGCGTTAACTACCGCAGAGAAAACAACACTTCGTGATGAGTTCACGAATTATAGTAATAAGCTTCAGAGGTATATAGCTCTAGTAGGGGTGACAGCTAAATCATTAAGTCCACAGGTAGCTGATCCAAGCGCGCACTTCTTAACGCAATTAAAATCAATCGCTTTAACATTAGGCATTCCGTATCGCAAATTGCTTGGAACTGAAGAATCAAAGCTTGCTGGCGCTGATGATAATAAGACTTGGAATCGTCGAGTTACAAAACGCCAAAATGATTATTTAACTGATTCAATGGTTAGACCATTTATTGACCGTCTTATACAATATGGTGTGTTGCCTGAGCCACAAGACTATGAAGTCGTGTGGCCTTCACTTGAAGAACTTGATCAGAAAGACAATGCTACAATAGCTAAAGACCGAACTGAGGCTATGTCTAAGTATGTTTCATCTGGGCTTGATGTACTTATGCCGCCTGAATTATATTTAACTATGATTCTTGGATTCACCGGTGAAGAAGCTGAAGCAATTACTAAAGAAGCTGAAATGTGGGCAGACGATCACGTTGATGAACGCGCAATTGAGCAAGCTCGAGTTGAAGATGAAAGAGCTCAAGCAGAACTAGATGTAATTAAGAAAGCACACGAAAATTAATGTTTAATGAAAGGGCGTGAAGATGAAGTTTAGAGAATTTATTGTGTGTAGTGTGTTGTTGTTTCTTGCTACGATGAGCTACGCAGATGAGATCGTAATCACTGGTAGTATTATTAACATTAGCAATGATTCGCCAATGGATGATCCGTTTGGCGGTGAAGTGCAGTATCGTCACAACATCGGGAAAATTAAAGAAGTGCCTATCGCTGTTGGATTCTCTTTGGGAATGATCGATAGCGAAGTGCGAGATAATCATGCAGGCTTCGAAAGATTTCTGTGGTGGAGAATACCCTGGAGTATGGATGGTTCTATTATCGATAT